ATGGTTGAAGAAATAGAAGAAAAATTAAAAGAATATTATGAATTTTTGACAATAGAAGTTGAATATGCTAAAATTAAAACATATAAAATATTTATATCAGTAATATTGACGGATTATCGCAACAGCGATGTAATAAAAGGCGTAGAATTTTATTATAATTGGGAAGACCACTTGACATTTACGGCAAATATAGAACAAATGCGATATAACATAGAAAAAGCGATAATTAAATTTTTTAGAAAGGAAGATGTAAAATGACAAAAAATGAGTTTTTAGAAACTGTTTCAAAGTTAGTTGTTGAAGAAAACAACAAAAGGGGAAATACTTTATTTTCATCGGTAGTAATAGCACAAGCAATTTGCGAAAGTGGTTGGGGACAATCTCAAATTATGATGAAAGCAAACGCAATTTTTGGAATAAAAGCAACATCAAATTGGAAAGGTAAAGTATATAATGCACAAACAAAAGAATGTTATGACTGCGTAAGTTATACAAATATAAATGCTTGTTTTAGAGCATACAACAGTTTACAAGAGTCAATTTCCGATTATTTTGATTTAATAACAAAGGCGGAACGATACAGAAAAGCTTGCGTTGCAAATAGTCCGCTTGAATGTATAACAGCAATAAAAAACGGAGGATATGCAACAAGTCCGACATATATCAACACAATTATGTCAATTATAAATTCAAACAATTTGACAAAATATGACAATGTTGAAAATGTGCAAAACTCTGTTGATAATTCAAGCAGATATATTGTAGGAAAAAATTATACATTACAAGTTGATTTAAACGTAAGATATGGAGCGGGAACAAATAACGCAATTAAAAAATATAACGAATTAACAGTTGATGGAAAAAAACACGCCTATATACAAACAAACGCAGTTTTAAAAAAAGGAACTGTTGTCACTTGTTTAGAAATCATAAAAAATGGACAAGATATATGGTTAAAAATTCCTAGCGGATATGTTGCAGGATATTATCAAGGAAATGAATATATAAAATAGGAAGTGTAAAAAATGGGGTTAGAATTAAGAACTGGAACATATGGACAATATTATGGAAACACTTATAATTCATCAAATACATTAACACGAAGTCAAATGGAATTAAATGCAACATATATATGGAATTATTTACGATTGCAAGGTTGGACAATGAACGCGGTTGCGGGAATGTTGCGGAAATATGCAAAGTGAAAGTGCTATAAATCCAGGTCGTTGGCAAAGTGATATTGTAATGCCGTCCGACCCTACATATGCAGGGTATGGATTGGTACAATGGACGCCATATATAAAATATACAAATTGGATAGTAAATCAAGGATTTTCAGACCCGTCAGAAATGGACGCAAATATTTTTAGAATTTTGTATGAAGTAGCAAATAATTTGCAATGGATTGCAACATCTCGGTTATAATTATTCTTTTGAAGATTTTACACATTCAACTGATACGCCTTATAATTTAGGTATGGCATTTTTAGCAAATTACGAAAGACCGCTTGACCCGAATCAACCGTCAAGAGGTACACAAGCACAAGAATGGTATGAATTTTTAGGGGGAATTATTCCGCCGACACCATCAAGAACAAAAAGGAAAAAATATCCATGGGCTGTTATGACAAACAAAATAAGACAAAAGCGACTAATTTAAAAAATTGGTCGTTTTTTCTTGACAAAAAATAAAATAAATGTTTATAATAAAAATAGAATAAACAAAAGAGGGGGAATAAAAATGGATATTGCAACTCTTTTAGGAAGTTATGCGTTTCCGATTGTTGCTTGCATAGTAATGTCGATTTATGTAAAAGATATTACTAATAATAATAGAGAAGATACAAAACAATTAAATGAACAACATACAAAGGAAATGAACGCATTTAAAGACGAAATCAAAGAGGCATTAAACAATAACACAATTGCACTTACAAAGTTATGTGAAAAATTAGAAAGAGAGGAGGAAAGAAAATGAAGTTAAGTAAAGAAGAACTAAAAAAGAAAATTACAGAAGTTGTCGAAGATGAAGACACACAAATTGCATTATTAGAAGATATTGAAGACAGTTTCGTTGAGTCAGAAGACAGCGACAAAGTAGAAAAACAAGCCTATGAAGATTTAAAAATTAAGTATGAAGATATTAAAACAAAATACAAAGAAAGATTTTTAAAAGGCGAAGACGTCAAAGAAGATGAAGACAAAGAAGATGGCGAAGAATTAAAAGAAGAAGAAGTCATCGACATAAAAGAAATATAATTAAAAGGAGGAAAAGAAAATGCCTAGTAGAACATCATTATCTGCTAAAACAAGTGCAGAATTATTAAGTTACATTATAAATGTAACACCAGAATTAAAAGAAAATATTGATTTACCAGTTCAAGGCGAGTCAATTCAACCAATAGGAAAAATAATCATAAATAATCAGAGATATAGAAACGCTTTTATAAATACAGTAAATTTGATTGGATTAACTGTTATTAAAAGAAATGGTTGGGATAACCCATGGAATTTTACAAAAAGAGGAACTTTACGTTTTGGACAACAAATAAGAGAATTAATAAACGATTTATGTAACGTTTATGATTATAACGAAAATTTTTCAAACAAAGAAAGATTTTTACAAACAGTCGTTCCAAATGTATTTAACTACATTCACGAAATAAACTTCCAAAAATTCTATCAAACAACAACAAGTGACAGTCAACTTGCAATGGCGTTCGATAGTGAAGACAGTTTATTTGATTTTATTGACAATGCAATTGCAATGTTATATGAGTCATTAAAATATGACACTTATATTGTTGATAAATATATGTTATGTAGAAGGATATTAGATGGAACAATGACATCAATTAAAATTGATGATTATGCAACATTGACACCACGTCAAAGAGTTAGTGCATTAAAATCAGTTTCAAATAAAATGACATTTAGAAGTCCAAACTATAACCCAGCGGGCGTTAGACGTGCAACATCATTTGACGACCAAATAATGATAATAAACACAGATTTTGAGGCAGATTTTTCAACAGAAGTTCTTGCAACTTCATATTTTAGAAATGAAGCCGACATGAAATCAAGATTAGTTTTAATTGACGGATTCAATTCACACGATACAAATAGACTAACAGAATTATTGGGAAGTGCATTTGTAAACTTTACAAGTGCAGAATTAACACAGCTTGCGACAATTCCAGCAGTTTTAATTTCTCACGAATGGTTTATGGATTATGATTATGCACTAGATACAGAAAGCGGAGAAAAACAAACAGAGTTTTTCAATCCAACAACATTAGAAAATAATCATTTTTTACACGCTTGGAGAGTATTCTCAACATCTCCATTTGAGAATGGTGCAGTATTTACAAGTGATACACCATCTGTAACAAGTGTATCAGTTAGCCCATCGATAGCAACAGTAAGCAAAGGACAAAGTTTACAATTAAGTGCAACAGTTGTAACAACTGGTTTTGCAAATAAATCAGTTGGTTGGGGAGTTGATGAAACATCAGAACAAGCAGGAGTTACAATAAGTCAAGACGGAAAATTATATGTTCCATCTGATTTAACTGGAGTAACAACAATTACAGTAACAGCACAATCAATTTATGACGGTACAAAAACAGGAACAGCAACAATCACAGTTGCGTAAACCTAAATTAAGGTGCAACATATCACGTTGCACCTTTTATTATAGAAGAAAGGAGAAAAGCAAATGCAAAGAAAACTTATAAACAGTCAACTTTCAAATTTCAAAACATACGAAATGTATAAAAGACAATTATTGACTCTTGCCGAAAATGTCTTTGAATTTAAAAATATGCCATCTTTCATTGATACCGCATATTTGAATAAACAACTTTTACGTAAAGGTGCAATTGCATTTTTTAAAGATGAAATAATGGGATTGTTAGCTTTGCCTTTTACAAAAGTTGGGAAATTAGACGTATACGGAAGACCAACAGCAATTCAAGTTAACGCTAGAAATGGTTACACTAGAACATTAAAGACGGGCGAATTTATAATAATGTATGATAATAACGGTCGTTACCCTTTATGGCTCGACATTTTACAATATGCGGAACGTATGGCACAGGCAACAAGAACGATTGATATAAATATACGGTCAACAAAAAACACCGAGATTTTGGAAAACTAAAGCCGAAAAAGAAAAATCAGTAAAAGACATTGTAAACAATGTTGATGGATATGAAAATGTTGTATTAACTTATGAAGACATTGACCTTGATGACACGACCCTAGTATTAGAACCCGCACCATATGTAGCAGACAAAATTGGACTTGATAAAGATAAAATATACAACGAATTTTTACGTTTAATTGGTATTGCAAATTTATCATATCAGAAAAAAGAAAGAAATATAAAAGATGAAATTTCAGCAATGCAAGGCGGAACAGTTGCGAGTCGATACAGTCGCTTTGAACCTAGACAAAAAGCAATTGAACTGATAAACGATAAATTCAAAACAAATATTGAAGTGCAATATTATGACGGTATTCCAACAACAGCAAAAGAACTTGAAGAATTTGACGAAATAGAAGAGGAGGGCGAAGAAATATGATATTTCCATATATAGATAATAATTATTTTTTACATTTTCCTTTTATTCCAAATAATTGCGAAAAGCCACCTACAATGTATAGCATTTTAGAAAGTATCGTAAATTACGGAAAAGATGACAAAACAAAAATAAAAGATTTAGCTAAAATTGGACGTACTACAATATTTAATTTTGATTATCCTTTGACAGACAAAATAAGTAAAGAGGATTTTGAATGTATGATTTTAAATCATTTTCTTATGCGTCGTATTGGTTTTGATACTGTGACTGCATTTCGAATTCAATTGAATGTCAAAATTAATGAAATAATGCCATTGTATAATAAAATGTTTAACGCGTTAAACAATTGGGATATATTTAACGATGGAGAGATAACAGAAAAAACTGGAACAGATAACAGAACAATTGACAATACAAGTAATACTAAAAACAATACAAGTAATACATTAAACAATAATAGTAATACAACAACAGAAGAAATAAGCGACAGACGTAATTCGGAATTGCCACAAAATCAATTAAGTAGTTTACGCGATGGTAGTTATGTAACCAATTATAACTATGACCAAAATAATGCAAATTCAACAGATAGATCAAACTCAACTGGTAGTTCAAATTCAAATACAGATAATACAAGTAATACAAAAGATAATAATATTTATAATGAAACAATTAAAAGAAGTCCATCTGATAAAATTGCAATTTATAAAGAATTTCAAGAAAGTTTAAAAAGTATATATGGAATGATATTCAAAGACCTTGAATGTTTATTCTATCAAGTATTATAGGAGGTTTATATGAAAAGAGATTATAAAAAATTTATTTTTAAAAAATTAAATCCGTTCAAATGGTTTGTTCTTGAAAATTTTCCGTTCATTGAGGAAGATTTTGACTCAATTACAAATTGGCAATTATTTTGTAAACTAGGCGAATATATGAATAAAGTTATTTGTAAACTTAATGAAATCGGAGAACAAACGGAAGATTTAATAAGTGCTTTTATTGAATTACAGAATTATATAAATGAATATTTTGAAAATTTAGATATACAAGAAGAAATAAATAATAAATTAGATGAAATGGCAGAAGACGGAACATTAGCAAGTATAATTAACGAACAAATTTTTAACGATTTAAATAATAAAATTAAAGTTTTAAATGCTGAAAGTACTATTGCATTTTTAGCTCCATCAAGTTCAGAAAAAATAGATTTTGGAGATTGTGCTGTTATTACAGGAGTTAAAAATATAATTGTAGATTTAGGAAATCAACCAAACGCACAAATTTTAATTAATTATTTACGTGAAAATAATATAAATAAAATTGATTATATTGTTATTTCGCATTATCATGATGACCACATCGGAAGTACTGGTGCAAGTGGTTTAATTGCGCTATTGTCACAAACTGATATTGATTTTAGCGATTGTACAGTATTATTGCCACATAAAAATATTAATTATGGTTTATTTGTTCCAATTTCGGCTGGAACAGGCTATCAAAATTTAGAAAATACAATTATTAATATTTTAAATACTAATAATATTGTGTATAAATACCCAGAAGAAAAAGAAATCATAACAATAGATGAAAATACACAAATGCAATTTTTTAATTTATTACCAGAATATTATAATAATTATTATGGTATAACATATAATGCATATAACACAGAAACAGGAACAACCGATTATAATAATTTTTCAATGGTAATGTCATATACACACTTAAATCATGTTGCGTGGTTCACAGGAGATATAGAACCTGCGGCACAAGCCAATATATACAAAAATATAAAACAATGTGATATATTAAAAATCGAACATCACGGATTAAATTTTAATTCAAATAATAATTATTTGAATAATTTACAACCAAAATATGCAGTTGTATGTAATAGGGCTTATTATGATACACCTTTCGATTTTGCTAATAATACAACTATTAAAATATTATCGCAAGGCGCGAAATTTTTCGATACACGAACAGCAAACCAACCAATTAAATTTGTATCAAAATACAATGAAATTACTTGCTTAACTAATACAATATCACAAATAAATTATAATACTATAAACGGTTGGGGTTCACAAAATATCAAAGATGGCGATGATTTAAATTTATATACAACGCCACGGTTCATATTTTTGTCAATCTGCACCACATGCACGAACATTATTAAATGGACCAACTGGTTATTTTGGAAATACTATGTTTGGTAGTGGTTTTAGAATGTTCGTTTTTGAAACTGTACGTTCAATTAATAGATTATGTCAAATAATCATTACTTCTAATAATTCAAGAAAAGTAATATTTTTTAGATTATCGATAGAGGGGTCATTTGAAGGAACTGAATGGGCAAGTTTTGTACCGTCAAATATTTACGAATTAACTGGTCAAGATTTTATAAATGAAATCGATTTATTACGGTCACAATTTAACTTTAGAACCAACTGATAATTTAGCACGAAAGATAAATTATATAAGTACAATTTCAATATCATTTAGAGCTAATGAAAATATTAATGCGTATACAGATATTTTAAAAATACCAAAAAAAATATTAAATATAAAGAGCAATGTTAATATGTTGTTAGGAACTAAAACAGGAACTATAAGAGCATATTGGCATTCAATAGATAATAATTATTTTTCTTTAAGATGTCGTGCACAAATACTTGCTAATGAAGATTACTCGGGAATAATAACGTGTGTAAATACTCCAGCTGATAATATTTAAAAAAAAGATACCTATTATAGGTATCTTTTATTTTGGAAGTAAATTTATATAATAGCATTAGACAAACTATAATTTCCTAAATTTGCATGATTATGCCAAATTGTTACACCTTTTCTACAAGCATTGTTTATTGTTTCCATATATTTTGATGGAACATCACCAAAGCCAATCTCTTCACTTCCGCCAATTTCAATATAATTCCAATTTCTACGACCCGTTATATTCGGATTTTCTAATTTACATATTTTATATCCAAAACGTGTAAAATAATCATCTATAATTTGTAAATATTCTTTTTTTGGTCGCATATGAAGATATTTAAACCTATTTAAGTTAAATCCAAATGAAACATCTCCCGAATTTGCATTTCCCTGAGCTGTATTCGGTAACATTGACGCTTTGTCAATTGTTCCAATCATATTAGCTACACCAGTTGCAATCGTTGTTAAACCTCCAACAATAGAAAAAGGGTTTAGAGACATTGCACCACCGACCAATTGTGTTGAAGCACTTGCCGACATTCCTATAATACCGCCAATCATATTAGCATTATTTTGTGTAACCCAATTCGTAAATGCGTCACTTGACCAAGAAAGCATTGGATATTTTCCGAGCGACAAACTTTCATCTTCATTATTTGTAATACCTTGATAATATTTAGGTCGTAATTTTCCCGAATATCCTAAACAAGGTATTCCAATTAAATTAAATGACATATTATCTGTTGGATTATTGTTCAAATCTAATTCGTTAAAATCTTCTATTTTATAATCATTGTAACTTCCCATATTATTTGTAACACGACAAAAACTGTAGGGATATACAAATAATTTATTGTTTTTCGGTGTATAATCTGAAAAACGTCTAAAAGAAGATTTTGAAAATGTTTCAGTACTATCTAATTTTACACCCTTTCCATTTATTACTTTATGCGTTGTTGTGTCAATATCTTCTACAAGATTAAACGCTTGATATGGAAGAGCAAACATCGTTTGTATATCGTCAGCGTGTCCTTGCTGTGTTATATCATAAATCCATTGCGAAATGTCGTTTATTGTACTTGCATAATTCAACCTGTTTACAAGCCAAGCGAACCACATACACCCTTGCGGATATTCTGCATACATTCCAACTCCCGCTGTTCTCGTTTGACTTGATGGGTCATAATTGCAACCAATTACAAAATACCAATAACTTTCGGCTCCCAAATTTGTGTCATTTTTTGTAAAATCACTAATTAATTGCCCTATATCCAAATTTTCGGGTACTGTGTGTAAACCTACTGTATCATCGTTTACGTGTTGTCTATTTATAAAACATTTTTTTGCGGTCCATTTGTCAAACCACGTTGACCACGCGTCAACTGTGAATTTTATTTCAACGTTTCTGTCACCTTTATAAATGACGTCATCAATAAACGCAAAAAACCATTTATTTGAATAATCGGGATTTTGAAAAGCAATATAATTCGCTTGTAAACATTCTGCGTAAGTAAATCCCGCGTAAATTGTGCCAGTTGGTCGCAAAAATGAATAATTGCTTGCTGTTGCTACTTGATTTTGTCTACATAATGCTAACATTTGACTTTCTGTATAATTTAAAACATTTGTATAACTTTTATCCATACCAATATTTTTTACTAAAATAATTTGACTGTTCATTTTTTCATCTCCTTATTTGAAAATCAATAACTTGTTTGAAATCTGTTCCGCACAAATCATTTGCATAGAAAATTTTATTTTCTTTGAACGTCATAAACAAATTACGTAATTTTTCGTTTTTTATTGAAATATTGTAAATATCACTTTGCCAATATCTACTAACTTTTATTACATCTGAAAATACAATCATTTTATGATTAAATTCTTTATAAAATGGACGTATAAACCAACAAGGATTTTTTCTATCTTCTTTGTCAAGTAAATATTCACATAAAAATTTAAAACCTTGATATTGAAATCCAAAACGATATAAAATATCGTATTTTTTATATGATTTTGGCAAATGGGGTTGTGGTGCTGTTTCCCACGCCCCAGTGTTTATCATATTTGCATTTGTTCCAATTGTTCCAGAACTTACACCCGTTGATTTACAATATTCAACCGCAATTGTAATTGGTTTCTCATCTGTTCCGTTTATGTCAATTGTTTTTATTGTCCCTTGTTTCTGCGAACTGATTAAATTATGCAAACCCCAATCATTTATATAAGGGCAAACTCTTGATATTGTATTACCAACTAACCACATACGTGTTGTTAGTCTTTTTCTGTCAACAGTTGCGTAAAAATTCATTAATTTATTACTTTCATTTGCTATATATATTGACCTTGACATAAATTCTTCAAAAATTATATCCTCAACATCTAAATATGACGCACCAGCATAATTTTGTTCTGTTGATAATGCTACAACATAGCCGATTTTTTCATATCTTTTTGTTTTTCCTGTTTCATTATCATAAATAGATAAATACAATATTTTTCTATATAAAGTTATACAATTATATTTTCCATTTGTCAACTTTGAAACATCAACATCTTGAAAATATTGCTCGATTTTTTCTGATGTTATTTCCTCTTTCCATCTTCTCATCAAAATAAATCTTTTACCCGTTTTTAAATATTTTTCAATAGCTTTTTTATGTTTTACTTGATAACTTTTACCGTTTGAACGTTCGCCATATATAAGATTAAATCTTGCACCGATTTTGTCTATATTATCCAAATTATAATGAATAACTTTTTTATTACTCATCTTTTTTTTGCTCCTTTATATATAATTTAGCAATTTCGCTTTCTATTTCTTCTCTTACTATTTTGGCGTTTTTCTGTGTTGTTTTATTATTCAATAAATTTTGTCTATTAATTTTATTTTTTTCACAAATACCCGATATAGATATTTTTGAAAATTTTTTAATATAGTCTAAATCTTTCAATTTTCTTTCACTCCTTAAACCTTGCACGTTTACTTGAATTATCCGAAATTAAATTTGAATATTCCAAAGCTTTCCCTAAAATATAAGTTGTTGGAACAACTGAACAACCGCAAATATCTGTAACATTATAGTAATTACCTTGATAATCTTTCAAATTAAATTCAAGTTGATTTTCACAATAAATTATTAAATTTTTATTTGTATCTTCATATTTAAAAATAAAATCGTCCCTAAAATCATTTAGACTTTTTAATGCTTTCGCACCTTGTTTTGGAACTCCCGCAACTGTAATTTCTATTTTTCCGTCAATTTCAACCGCATATTTTTTAGCACCTTGCGTAATAAATTTATCGTATGTGTGTAATCTTCCTTTTTCTGTTTCACATTCAAAAAGTCCTAACATATGCTTTTTTCCAAATACGTCAGCTGGTTCAAATTTTTCAATTGGTATTTCTAATTTTTCAGAAACGTGTTTTATTTTATTTTCTACAAATTTATTATAATTTTCAATAACTTTTTTATTATATCCTTGTTTTAATTTCGCAGAGTCTGTATCACAATATACAACAAATTCATCTAATTGAATGACATTTTTTAATAAATTACTTCTTGCAAATGCTGTAACCCAAACACCATACGCAAAAGATAAAAATGATTTTTTCTTTTCATTTTCTAAAGACTCGATAATCTCTTCATTTGTTAGAGGTCGCTCGCTCCAACCGTTTTTATTATCGAAAATAACTTCATCACGTATCATATTAGTAACACTCATTCCATATAATGCGTTAAATTTATTTTTTTCTTTGGCATATTCAACTTCTTTTCCTTCAACATTTTTAAATTGTGTTTTATTTACATACTTTTCAAGTACAAATTCAATAAATTGTTTTGGTAGATAATCATATTTCGCATAATAATTTTCTATAATTTCGTATTGACATTCATAAGTTTCAAGTATAAAATAAAAATCAACATCGGTCAACGTCATTTCGAAAGACTCTGCTTGTATAATTCTTCCATTATCATATCTACCACCAACGATATTTTTACATTTACTTTGCGAAATAAAATTATTATAATATTTACATTTTACATTTGTGAATTTTACAACAAGCAAATATGCAAATCTTTTTGACATTTGCTCAACTTTCGTTATATTACATTTTTTAAATTCCGATGATGGAAATTGATGTGTTACTAAAATATATGGATAACTAGACGTAAAATCGTAACTATCTATATTTTCGATAATTTCATCGGTATAAATCCAATTTGCGTGTGTATATCCTCCCGCAAATGCGTCTTGTAATAAATTATAAATATGTGGGTCAGTATTTATCGCTTTTTTGACTTTATTTCTATAATTCCAATCATTTAATACTTTATTTTTTAATTCTCTTCTTACGTGTCCCGTTGAAGTCAACGGGATTTTATCAACTCTTTCGTATGTTTCAAGTTCTCTTTGTATATAATAATATATAACTAAACAATCATTTTCGCAATATTTTAATTCTTGCGAATTTAACTTTGTAATTGGCGTTCTTAATAATGAATAATCAAGGTCGCCAACTTGTTTTTCTACCGGTAAATTAAATATTTTCGGCAAATATTTCAATGCACAGTTTGACATCATATATGTGCAACGTAATTCGATGTTGTAATCTTCAAAAAAACATCTCATTAATTTATGTGATTTTCGTGCTAAAACGTCAGTAAAATTGAAAACACCTTTTAAAAATTGAAATTCAAATGATAAATTGTGAATAAAAACAATTTTCTTTTCGCAATTATACATTTCTAATCTATCTAAAAATTTTTTAAATTCTTCCCAAGTTCTTCCATAATAAACAACTTTATTAATTGAAAACATCCAAATATACATACAACTACAAAATTCTGCTCGTTTTTGTTCCTCTTTTGTCAACTTTTGATAATCAATTCCCGCCACTTGTTTTCCATCTAATATTAAATATGACGTTGTTTCAATATCAAATGAATATATTGTATTATCAATTTTTTTTCTTTCTCCTACAATATCCGCATAATGTCCTTTATATTCTGTATAATATACCATTTTTAAATCCTTATTTTACATATTTTTCATATATTATAATTAATTTGTTACGCATATCAACATCGTTTCCAAATTCTATATAATCAGAAATTCTTGAAATAAAACTATCTTGACTATCGCCCGCCTCTTTTGCGTCTTCTATTAATGCCAAAAAACTTTCTGAATCTGGAATATATTTCATAATATCTGTTACGTAATCATCGGATAACATCTTATATAATGTTTCTGCTTCCTCGTATGTCAAATCTTCTTCGTCTGTTCCAAGCGACTTTGCAAGCTGTTTTATTGTTGTCTTTCTTACTTGTTTTATTCCTCTTTTGGTTGATGTTTTGGAATTTAAAAATTGTTGTGTTGCTTTTATTGTAGCTTTCATTTGTATTACTGTCATTGATTTATTGACTTTTACACGTCCAGTTTTAGTCCAAGCTTGCAACGGTTCTGTTACAAGCTTGTCCCTTAACTTTTTTGTTGCCCAAGTATCCTTGCCGAACTCTCTTTCTAGTCGCACAATTCTTTGGTTTGCACGTTTAGAAAGTTTTTTCAATTCATTAAATAATTGTTGTTGTTCTGAATTTAACTCAATCTTTTTGGGCATTTTATTTCCTCTTTTCTACAAAAATTTTAGAATGGTAAATCGTCGCTTGTTTCATCACTCTTGTTTGTAGTTTCTTCTTTTTTCTTTGTTTTGTCATTTCCTAATACTGGTACTGCTTTATAAGTTTTACCTTTTTTTGTTTTTACTTCTGTCAATCTTACGTTTTCAACTTCTCCGTAATAGTCTGATACGCTTTCGGCAAATATTTCACTTCCGCTTGAAATTAGTCCGTATTCCTCTGTGTCAAAATAATATATGTCAAAATTCTTTTCATCTGTTACAATATTACATTTTGCATAACCAATTATTTTAACAACCATTCCCAAAACTTCTGAAAGTTTTATTGATGTAATATCGCCTTTCTTCGCCATTTTCTCAAATAATGCGTTGTCGCAAGTTCCTTCCTTTTCTAATACTGATACTTCATACTTTTTACTTCCCATTTTTTATTCCTTCTTTCTTGCTATTAGGTAGCAACCCGCTAAGTTTATATACGGTTTGTTTTAGTTGGCTTTCCGTACGCCATTTACAATATAATATTGCAATTTTCCCTACCTCTTACAACCATTCAAAAGGTTAGTACCGTTTTACTTTTTATGATAGGTTACTTCCTATCTCCTTTCGACAAATTTATCTTACTACAAATTGTATTATATGTCAATAGTATTTACAAAAATTTTTAAAAATATTCATATAATACAATTTGTCGTAAGACATAATATGTTGATTTTGTGTTTTATGTCAAATGCCTTGTTTTATCGTTCATTTGTTCGCTTTGTTCGAGGTCGCTGTTCGTTTGTTCGTTTTACATAATATGGGGAAAATAAAAGGTTTACATAATATGGAGATAGCTACCAC